AGTTGGCTATACGTCTAGTCGCTGATGAGATTGCCCGTGACACTAAGTACGGTTACAAGCAGCGTCTTGCTGCATTCTATGACATGCGTACGGCAGTTACTGACGACGAGTTTGCGCGACGCTATGTTCAGGATGTTCTGAATCTTTTCAGTCGTCGTGATGGTTCGTTCAATAGCGAGCTTTGGTCAAAGTTTGTAATGGACATGGGCGATGGTACTCGTATCGTTAAGTTTGCTACGCAAAGTAATGGCAAGTGGGAAGCACCTATCTCCGTATCCGATCTAATGAAGTTAGACGGAAAGGACATGCCTAAGTATGTTCTTGGTCGCGAGACTCAACTTGAGGCCATCAAACTTGACATGAGTCTTTCGGACAAGATTTGGCAGATGATGGGTAATACGGTAAACCGTATCTCCCGTGAGCCTATCTTCTTTGCTAACTACCTTCGTGAGCGTAAGCAACTTCTTGGCTATGAGCAGGCACTAGTTCGTGACATGGGCGCTGACCTTGCAGAGGATACGGTTCATCGCCATGCACTTGATCGCGCCACTCAGGTGATGCTGTCGTACACGGACAACCCGGCTAACCAGACCATCCTTGCTTGGCGTTTGCGTAACTGGGCTCGATACTACCGTGCCACGGAAGACTTCTACCGTCGCGTATACCGTATGGCTAAGTTTGAGCCTATCGGATTCTACAAGGCAGCACTGACATTGAATGCGCTTGAGGATCAGGGTTTCATCCACACGGATGAGTACGGCGATAAGTATTTCATGTATCCTGGCGACGGCCTGATGAATAATACCATCGGTCGGTTTACGTCGTGGCTCACTGGTGGAAACGACTCGTTCGTTGGTTCGGTTCCTCTTGTGTTCGGTGGCAAAGTAAAGATGCTTGCTCCCTCGTTTGATCCAAACGCGGCAATGCCGATGCTAAGTGGACCTCTTGCCGCCATTGGCGTTAAGACCGTGCTTAACATTGTTCCGCAGTTTGCTTCTGTCGAAAAGTATATTCTTGGCGAGTACGCTGTCGGCAAGAGCATTGTTGAATCTTCACTCCCTGCACCGATAGTTCGTTTCCTTGCTGCACTTGATAACGATGAGCGCAACACTATGTACGCAAGCGCGTACATGGCTGGAATCAAGGTTCTTGACGCAGCGGGTAAACTTCCCGATCTCACTAGTGATGATATGACGCAGGATGAAGTACAGAAGGCAGTATCAACTGTTGCTACTAACATTCTTGCTTCACGTTTTGTAAACTCTTTCTTCTACCAAGCCTCACCGCAGGTGATGGAGAATGATGTTACTACGTTTGCTCGTACGTATGGTATGCCTAGCATGTCTTCCGACTACAAGAATCGCGTGCAAAAGTTCCGTGATGCTGGAGAAACCGATCCCTACGGTATGGCACTGCAGGAAGGTGTCAGCATTTATGGTATCAACTACACGACGTGGAATGTTTCTCAGCGTGAGCGTGGGGATGAACTAAAGGGTCTTCCGGAGATTGGATACCTTGATACGGTATTCCAGTTTGCTGAGGACAATAAGGCGGTTATCAAGAAGTATCCCTCTTCGGCATACTTCCTGGCACCCACCGAGGGTGAGTTCACGATTGCCGCGATTGATCAGGCCGAGCAGGCTGGTCTTGTTCGCTCTGCCTCAATCACTGACTTTAGTCGCCGCCTTCGCTACGCTGATGGTGCCTACTATTACCGTCAAGCCAGCAGTTCGTACCGTAACGCTCTTGCCGAGGCCACTGACCAAGGTCAGATTAGTGCCGCAGAAAACGCATGGAAGAATGCCAAGATAAAAATCTTCGCAGACTTCCCTGGTCTTGCAGCATACATGAAGGAGAACATCGGTTACGGTGGCTGGGAAGCTGAAGCCATTAACCGTAATAATCCCGAGAGTGTTCGTCGCATGGTTGACGACTACTATGCCGGAAAGTTTGGCGAGGATATCCCGAAGTCAGTTGAATACATCGCTGAGGCTATGAATACATACGACTACTTCAAGACTCGCATGACGGAAATTACTGGTTCTTCTGAACCGGAAAGAATTGCTAAGAGTGGCTACAAGTCGGAGTTGCTTAATTCTTTGAAGTCTATTTCTGAAGACGATCCCAATGCTGCAATGTTTATTCGGCAGGTTCTTTATGTTCTTCTTGACGCTGATAGTGAAGGAAACCTTAGATAATGTCCACACCTATCCCTTCGGCATCACCGAGTCCAAAGCCTAGCCCGTCAAAGGTTCAGCCGCCGCCCCGAGTTAGGCCCGACTACTTCACGAATGAGTTGAATGATACTGCTGCTGATGCAGGTAATCCAGCAGACGGATTGACGAAGAAAGTTTTCTCTGGAGTTCCTGTACCCAATCAGGGCATGGCCTTTATTCCCAAGCCTGGGATAGAGGCACCCATTCCCGGCTACACCCGACCGAGCGATGTTGGCCGTGCTGGAGCGCCAGTTGCCGGCGATCCTAACAACCCGTTTTACAACATGTGGGCAAGCAAGGCTGATGCTAGTGACTTGTTTACGGATCTTCCCGACTGGCAACGCAACATGTTTCAGGGGATGGCTGATGCCAAGGGTGGCAACACTACGGCTGAAAGCGTCTACAAGAAGTATGTAACCAAGTCTGCCAGTCGCTCTAAGTCCGGTGTTGTCGCTACCCCTGGCGAGCTCGCGTACCAGGACATCAATGAGGGTAAGAGCCCTTATGTTGAGCCTGGTACCATGGGTTCTGCTGCTGGTCCTGGTGGCGGTTCTCGTGCATACTCTGGTCCAGTTTCTACTGTTACGGTTCTTAATGACGAGGACGTTCTGCGTCTCGCTAACGATCAGGCACAAACCCTTATCGGTCGAGATGTTACGGATGCCGAATTCAAGAAGATTCTATCCAGGGTTCGCGCAGCGGAGAAGCGCAATCCTTCAGTATCCGGCGGCAGTGGAGCTAACCGAACTAACGTTTCTGGCTTATCTGCCGAGATGCGTTCGCAGATCATTCAGGAAAGCACCGCTAACCTTATTGCTAAGGACGTAAACCTAGCAGAAGAAGCCAAAGCTTACGGTACCGTCCGTAGCACCCTGGACGATCTTCGCGCTTGGTCCCGTAACAATGGTGTGCAACTTACCGACAACATGCTGCAACGTTACACTCAGGATATTGTTCGCGGTGATCGTACGGTTGACGACGTGAAGGGTGATCTTCGACGCACCTATGTTGCCGGCTCGTATCCCGGTTGGGCTGACCGCATTAACGCAGGTGAGGATATCGCTGATATCGCTGAGCCGTACCGTGCTTCGGCGCAGCGTATTCTTGAGCGTGAGGATCTTACGATTGATGATCCTGCTGTTCGCCAGGTTATGCAGTACGTAGCTCCCGATGGGAAGCCTGCAGTGATGCCAATGTACGAGGCGGAGAAGGTGTTTCGCAAGGACCCTCGTTGGCAGTTGACGAATAACGCTCAGGCGGATTATGCCAAGGTCGCTTATGACGTGTTGAACATGTTTGGATTGAGGTAATCGTGGCTGTAAAGCAACCGTCTGTAGCCCAGGCTGTTCAGATTCTTAACAGTGGTGGAGATACTAGCAAGTTTAATGCTGCCACCTGGAGTGCGCTAAAGCGTATCGAGTCTACGAATCAGGCGACCGCTGCTGGTATTCCTGTAATTTCCGGAAACCCCATGATGAGTGGCTCTGCGATTGTTGCGGCCATCCAGAAGGCACAAGGTGCTGGTGGTACTGGAGGAGCCGGTAGCGGTGGTGGTGGTGGAACTACTCAACCAGTGACCCCAGCTTATGACCGTGCTCCTGCACGTAACCTACTTATGCAGATTTTCCAGCAGTACGGTATGGAGGATCTTGCTAGTGTAATTGATTCGTTCATCGTGGAGAGTGGCGCTAACGATGCGTACTCACTGACTGAACGTGTTCGTGGATCTAACCAGTACAAGGATCGTTTTAAGGGTTTGCTTGATCTTCGCGCTAAGGGTATTACGGATGTTGGAAATGAAGGCGAGTACCTTCGCCTTGAATCTGACTACCGTAAGATTTTCCGCGATGCTGGACTCGGTAGTTTCATCGGAACTTCCGGTTCACGAGAAGAGCGCAATGCTATCGCTGACCTAGTTGGCAAGTATTCCCTTTCCGTGAACGAGGTTGGCAACCGTATTCAGGATGCTCAGCGGGTTATTGCTGACACCCCACAGGAGGTTAAGGATTCTCTGCAGCGTTACTACAATGTTGATCCTGCCACCTTGGTTTCTTATGTGCTTGATCCCACTCGCACAACTGACCAGGTAAACCGTCTCGCTAACGCAGCCATAATCGGTGGTTACGGTACTCGTGCCGGTTTGAACATTGATTTGGGTGCTGCCACTGGTGCTGCTGATCTTGCTCAGGGTCAGGACATTAGTCTTGAAGCACTACAGACTGATCTTGCTTCGGCTCGCGAACTACGCGATACCACTAAGCGTCTCGCTGAGATTGAGGGACAGGATCTTACGGATACCGAGGCCTTCCAGGCACAGTTGAGAACTAGCGCTGAGACTGAGCAGAAGGTCAAGAAGCTTCAATCTAGTGAGCGTGGACGTTTTAGCGGAACCTCTGGATTCGCAAAGGGCGCATTGTCGCGTCCCGCAGTGTTCTAATAATTGAATACCCGTAGCAAGCCCCAAGGTGGGGCAGCAGGCTGTAAACCTGTCGCTTAGGCACGCAAGGTTCGATTCCTTGGCTACGGACTCTCGTCAGACCGACCGGCCCTGACGATGCAAAGACCGGTAGCAATAGCCACATTCATCTCCCCTGGTGGATGTGTGGGTTGCGTCACACTAATGAATGGGAGTAATAAAATGGCCGACAATTACGACTGGGAAGATGACGACGACGACTTTGAGTCCGAGTCAAAGGGAAGCACCGATGTTCTTAAGGAACTTCGTAAGGCTAACCGTTCTAAGGAAAAGCAACTGAAGGAACTTCAGGAGCAACTTAGCAAGATGCAGTCTTCCGTTCGTGAAAGGTCAGTCAAGGACGTGCTTGAGTCCCGTGGCTTGAACAGCAAGATTGCTGCTTTCATTCCGAAGGATATCACGTCTGCTGATGATGTCACGGCTTGGGTTGAGGAATACGGTGACGTGTTCGGAGCAACCCAGGCAGACTCAAGCGAGGCCGAATCCTCGCCGGCTCAGTTTAACCCTGAGCTTGCTGCTTTGAATCGGATTTCCCAGGCACAGTCCTCGGGTCAACCGTTCTCAAGCGACCCGGCCCAGATTGCAGCGCAGATTGCGTCTGCTTCTAGCATTGAAGAACTGAACATGCTTCTGTTCAAAAATGTTAATGGGCCAAACGTATCGTAAACGATACGGCCTATCCAATTACAACTCACCATTTGGAGGTGACAACGCAACATGGCTAACGCATATACTGATACAACCGCGCTTGCTGGTCTCGTTAAGACCGCTTACGACCGCTACGTTGAGTTCGCTCTTCGTTCGCAGCCGCTGTTCCGCAACCTTGCCGATAAGCGTCCCGTCCAGCAGGCAATGCCCGGTTCGTCCGTGGTCTTCTCGCTGTACAACGATCTCGCCGCACAGACCAGCGCTCTCACTGAGACTGTTGATCCCGATGCTGTCGCGATCAGCGATGTCGATACCGTTTCCGTTACCCTTAACGAGTACGGCAACGTCGTCCTGAACACCCGTAAGCTCGGCGAGTTCGCTTTCTCGGACGTTGATCCGGGTGTCGCGAACATCGTTGCTTACAACATGGCTGACTCGATTGACAAGATTGTTGTCAACGTTCTCCGCCAGGGCACGAACGTTCTCTACGGCGGCAACGCCAGCAGCACCGCAACCGTTGACGCAGCCGATGTGGCTTCTGCTGCTCGCGTGTCAAAGGCTGTCGCGAAGCTTCGTGCAGCGAACGCTGTCCCGCGTGACGGAATGCTGTACGCAGCATACGTCCACCCGGACGTTGCGTTCGATCTCCGTGCCGAGTCCGGTTCGGGTTCGTTCGATGATATCCGCAAGTACACCGAGGGCAACGTCGGTAACATCCTTGGTGGTGTCATGGGCGTTCTCGGTGGCGCGTACTTCGTGGAGACCCCGCGTGCGTACAAGGCTAACGATGGTGCTTCCAGCGCTACCGTGTACCGTACCATCATCGCTGGCAAGCAGGCTCTCGCTGAGGCGACTGCTGTTGAGCCCGGTGTGGTCCTTGGTCCGGTCGTCGATAAGCTGCAGCGTTTCCGCCCCGTCGGGTGGTACTCGCTCCAGGGCTGGAGCCGTTACCGCGAAGAGGCACTGTACCGCATTGAGTCGGGTTCGTCCATCGCCTAGTTTCTAGGTTGCACGAACGGCGGAGGGTCGGGACTAATACTCCCGGCCCTTCGTCTACTCAACACTATTTGGAGAATGAATGTCGTACTACTTGGATTTGCCTACGAGCCTAGAGTCTTACACTGACAACATTCTCCTGTCTCGTTTCCCCATTGATCATGGTGTATCGCTACTCGTTACACAGTCTGGGGCCACGTTCACTGGTTTACTTCAGCAGTTCCCTGATCAAGTTCAGGTTCGTAACGCGACGTATTACTACGCTGGTGGACATTACTACGTTCTTACACAGCCAGAGATTGATGCTATTACTGCTGCTGGTTTCGGAAGTCTTATCAAGGAGATCGTGTGAATTGTCGCTCGGGTTGCCGAACTAAAGATCACGCTTCGTATGCAGAATGTCTGCAGTCTGCGAATGTGACTATTGCCGGCACGATCAACAGTCCGTTGCAGTCCATGTATGAGGACACTAAGCGGGATCTTCGTGACTACAAGCAGGCTCGTGCTGACGGCATCCATCCCGAGGGTACGAGTGGTGCAAAGATCAAGGCAGCGATGGAGGCGACGAAACTTCTCGGTCGCCCGTATGACTCGCAGAAGGATGCTCCTGCGTCAATGATTAATTCCAAGAATACGGCTAAGGCCGCTAACCTTATTGCGAGTGATGCCTAATGTCTACGTTTGCCCAGCTCACTGACGCTACGCTCATGTACCTGGATGGTTTCTCTACCGTTCAGGACCAGGCTACCTACCTGCAGCAGTCCACTACGGCTGATGCCCTGTCTCTCACTGTCGCGGATACGACTGCGTTGTCTCGTGGTCTGCTGGAGATTGAGGACGAACTGATCCAGGTTGATACGATTGACGCTGGTTCCGCTACTCTCGTCATCCCACCTTACGGTCGCGGGTTTAGGTCCACTACTGCCGCTGCTCACGCCGCTGGTGTCCGTGTCGTGTCGTCACCGATGTTTCCTCGCTTCCTCGTGAAGCAGTCTATCAATGACGCGATCCAGGGTGCTTTCCCTGACTTGTACGGTACTGCTTCTACTGAGTTTGATTTCTCAGCAGCGGTCACTACGTACGGTTTGCCTGCTGGTGCCGACGACGTGTTCCACTTGTCTTGGCAGCAGATTGGCCCGTCTCAGGAGTGGGCTCCGATCCGTCGGTACCGTGTCGATAAGAATGCTGACACTACTTTGTTCCCGTCGGGTGTCACTGTGTCTATCTATGACATGATTGTTCCTGGCCGGAAGGTCCGTGTTTCTTTCACGAAGCAGCCTACGGTGTTGACGAACAACAATGACAACTTTTCTACTGTTACCGGTTTGCCGTCGTCTTGCGAGGATGTCATTCGTCTCGGTGCAGCGTACCGCCTGGTCCCGTACTTTGATGCAGCGCATCTTGCGGGTATGTCGGCTGAAGCTGACTTCTCCGCGAACATGCGCCCTGTCGGTGGTGCAGCCCAGATGGGCAAGTATCTGCTTCAGTTGTATCAGATCCGTCTCGCTGAAGAGGCTCGCAAGCTCCAGAACATTTTCCCCAACCGTAGTTACTACACCCGCTAAGGATACATATGGGTACTCCCACTAGGTACTATTCTTCTACGGCACGTAAGACTACCCTGACCGCTAACATTACTGCGGTTGCCACGACTATGAACGTTGCTGGTGTTACGGGTTGGCCTTCCCTGTATCCGTACACTCTGATCATTGACCGCGATACGGTGAATGAGGAAGTGGTAACTGTCACGGCCCGTTCGGGTCTAACGATTACTGTGACTCGCGGTTCGGATTCAACTCCGGCTGTGACTCATACTGCTGGTGCGACGGTTGAGCATGGCGTGTCTGCTCGTGACTTCGCGGAGTCCCGTACTCACGAGGCTGATACTGAGGCTGTTCATGGTCTTGGTCTTGGCTCTGCCGTAGTGGGTACTACGGATGCCCAGACTCTGAGCAATAAGACTCTTGGGTCTAACCTTGCTGCGGGTAGCTTCAAGATCACTGGTCTTGCTACTCCGACTTCTGGTACGGATGCGGTCAATAAGACGTATACGGATACGGCTATGACGAGCCAGGTGGCTCAGGCTACTGCGGCTAAGGTTGCTGCTGAGGCTGCTGAGGTTGCTGCCGAGTTGGCGGAGACTAACGCGGAGACCGCTCAGGCCGCTGCTGCAGCCTCTCAGAGTGCCGCTGCGACTTCAGCAAGCAACGCTAGTACATCTGCTACTAGTGCTGCTGCTAGTGCCTCTACGGCGACGACAAAGGCTTCTGAGGCTAGTACGTCTGCCACGAATGCCGCCACGTCGGCTTCGGGTGCGTCTACGTCGGCTACCGCCGCTGCCGCTAGTGCGACTGCTGCTGCCGGTTCCGCGTCTACGGCTTCTACTCAGGCCACGAACGCTGCCGCTTCCGCCTCGTCTGCCTCCACTTCGGCAACGTCTGCTACCGCTTCGGCTGCTACGGCTACGACTAAGGCAGCGGAGGCTGCGACTTCGGCAACGAATGCCGCTACTTCTGCCACGTCGGCGGGTACGTCAGCGACTAACGCCGCAACGTCAGCAACGTCAGCGACTGGTTCAGCATCGTCTGCATCGAGTTCAGCGTCTGCCGCTTCTACGTCAGCATCTAATGCTGCTACGTCTGCGACTTCCGCTGGAACGTCGGCAACAAACGCTGCAGCGAGTGAGACTGCTGCCGCTGGTTCGGCTACGTCTGCAGCGGCTAGTGCCACGAGTGCAGCGGCATCGTTTGATTCCTTTGATGACCGTTACCTCGGTGCGAAGACTTCGGACCCGACTGTCGATAATGACGGTAACGCCCTGATCGTTGGTGCTCTGTACTTCAACAGCGTGTCCAACGCCATGAAGGTGTACAACGGGTCCACTTGGGATCTTGTAGCACCGGACACGTCAAGCTTCATCAGCAAGACGATTGTTGACGCTAAGGGCGATCTGATTGTTGGCACTGCTGCTGACACTGTTGCTCGTCTCGGTGTGGGTACGAACGGATATGTTCTTACTGCCGATTCGGCTGAGACTCCCGGCCTCAAGTGGGCTGCTGTAAGCGGTCTACCGTCACAGACTGGTAACGCTGGTAATTACTTGACAACCGATGGCTCGACTGCTTCTTGGGCTGCTGTAACCACTGACCCGACACCTACTGTTTTTCTTCTGATGGGAGCGTAATTCAATGCCTACTGTTTACAAGCGACTGGGTGCAGCCCAGGGCAACGGTGTCATTGGCACCGCTGCCGATATCTACACTTGTCCTTCTTCTACGGCAGCCGTCGTGTCTACGATCAACGTGTGCAACACGTCTAGCACTGCAGCTACGTTCACTATTGCCGTATCGACTGCTTCGGCAACGTATCAGGCTGCTGGCTACTTGTTCTATCAGGTGAGTCTTGCCGGTAATGATTCGTTTACGGCGACTATTGGTGCGACGTTGGATACTACGAATAAGTATCTGGTTGCTTCGTCTTCTGCTTCTACGGTTTCGTTTTCCGTGTTCGGGTCGGAGATTTCTTAATGACTCTTTCTACTGCTAGTGGTAAGCGCCTTCAGTCTGGTTCGGCTGCTGCGGTATCTGGAGGCACTTTCACTTCTTACACTTCGGGCGGTAACACGTACAACGTGTATACGTTCACCGCGTCGGGGACTCTCAATGTTGCTACCGCTGGACAGGTAGATGTTCTGCTAGTTGGTGGCGGAGGCTCTGGCGCTAGCACTTCTGGCGCAGGCGCTACTGCTTACGGCGGCGGCGGCGGTGGTGCTGGCGGGATGCTTCAAAGCACAAATTATTGGATATCTGCTGGTACTTACACTATTACTGTTGGGGCAGGCGCTGGAACAGCATCCGGGGATAAGCAAGTTGGACAGTCTGGCGCTGACTCCAGCATTGGAAGTTTACTTACCGCTGTTGGTGGCGGTGGCGGTGGCGGAATCGTAAATGATTACATTCCTGGCGGAAAAGGTGGCTCAGGAGGAGGAAACTCCTCCACTCTTGGATCAGGTCAGTTCCTTGGTTATGGGGTAACGAATCAAGGGCAAACTGGCGGCTACGGTTCAGGTTCGGGTGGCGGTGCTGGTGGAGGTGCTGGCGCTACGGCAAATGGTGGTTTTGCTTCTGGCGGCACAGGTGGCAATGGCGGCGCTGGTGCTGCTTCAACAATTACAGGAACGTCTGTTACCTATGCTGGCGGCGGCGGTGGCCGTGGTTCTACTCCTGGTTCTGGTGGTGCTGGTGGCGGTGGTGCTGGTGCTTCTTCTGGAACCGCAACTTCTGGAACAGCAAATACTGGCGGCGGCGGTGGCGGAACCAACAATGGCGGAACGGCTGGCTCTGGCGGTAGCGGCATCATTATTGTTCGTACTCTTGCTTCTACCGCACGCACCCCGCTGTCGGTGGTTGCTTCGGGTGGCACGCTAACTACGTTTACTGGTAACGGGTCTATTGGTTTGAACGGTGCTGGGTACAACGTTCACACGTTTACTTCTTCGGGAACGTTTACAGTTACCAATCCTGGTTTTATTGACTGCCTTGTTCTTGGCGGCGGAGGTGGAGGAGCTAAGGGAAATGGTGCCAGTAACTATGCCGCTGGTGGGGGTGGAGCAGGCGGAAGCCTTGTTGGCTCCAGTCTTTACATAAGCGCCGGAACCTACACCGTAACCGTTGGTGCAGGCGGAACTGGAGCACCGATAACTGGTAGCCCTGGATACCCAGGACAATCTTCCACGATCGGAACTTCCATTGTCGGAGTAGGTGGTGGTGGTGGTGCATACACAACTGGACAAGCCGCCATTGCTTACGGTGGATCTGGTGGAGGTGGACCTTTCTCGCAGTCTGGCGGCATCGCGGTCACTGGGCAAGGAAACAACGGCGGAAGTGGAACCACTAACGGTGGTGGCGGTGGTGGTGGAGCCGGAGCCGTAGGAGGTAACGGTGGTTCCGCTACTGGAGGAAATGGCGGCGCTGGACTAGCGACCTCCATTAATGGCACATCTGTAACTCGTGGTGGAGGAGGTGGTGGCGGTGCCACTTCACCTCCTGGCACTGGCGGTTCTGGCGGTGGCGGAAATGGCGGAAATAGCGCTGGATCTGGGGTGACTGCCGGCACTACCAATACTGGTGGCGGCGGAGGCGGATCTGCTGACACTGCCTCTGGCGGCAACGGCGGTTCTGGTCTTGTCATCATCCGTTACCAGACTAGTTAAGGATTAGGGACTCATGGCTGTAACGAGGTATTCGCAGATCGCTTCCGCTTCTTCAACGGCGGGGACGATTCCTGCTGCTGGGCGTTTTGCTGCTGTTAGTGGTGGTACTACTTCGACGTATTCGTCGGGTGGTGTGACGTATCAGGTGCAGACGTTTACCGCTAGCGGTACTTTGACTGTTTCCAACTCTGGCTTGGTTGATGTACTCGTTGTTGGTGGCGGTGCTTCTGGAGGTGCTGGAAACACTAGCGGCGCTGGCGGAGGAGGGGGTGCTGGTGGGGTTGAAGACACAACTGCCGCTGGCAACACTCCTGTCTTTCTGCCAGCAGGTACTTATACGGTAACTGTTGCCGCTGGTGCGTCTGCACGTTCTGGAAATAGCACTCTTGCTGGAATTAGTGGTCTTTCATCTTCAATCGGCCCAGCATTCGGTGTTGGCGGTGGTGCTGGAAGTGGTGGCGCTAACGCGGGTGCTCAACCTGGTGGTTCAGGAGGCGGTGGCGGTGGCACTCCTGGTGGTGCTGGGACTACTGGTCAAGGTAGTGCTGGTGGTGCTGGGACTGGAGCGCAGGCTGGTGGCGGTGGAGGCGGGGCTTCTGCTGTTGGCGGTAACGCTTCTGGTACCACTGGTGGTAACGGCGGTGCTGGTGTCTCTAGCAGTATTAACGGAACTGCAACCACATACGGTGGCGGTGGCGGTGGAGGCGGCTACTCAGGTGGCGGTACTCGCGGTACTGGCGGCACTGGTGGTGGCGGTAACGGTGGCTCTGGTGGTGGTGGTGCTGCTCCCGTGGCTGGAACAAACAACACGGGCGGCGGAGGCGGCGGTGCCGCAGCAGATTCTGGCTCAGGCCAGACCGGTGCTACTGGTGGTAGCGGCATTGTTATTGTCCGTACCATCACGGCTGGACCTATGGCTGGACTCGCCGCTACAGGTGGAACAGTTACTTCGTTTACGGGTAACGGCACTATCGGCGTGAACGGCAAGACGTATAACGTACACACGTTTACTTCATCCAGCACGTTCACTGTAAACGGTGGACCTGGAACTGTCGAATACCTGATTGTTGCTGGTGGTGGTGCTGGTGGATGGAACTACGGCGGAGGCGGTGGCGCTGGAGGCTTACTCACGGGCTCCTGCTACGTGATCCCTGGTTCGTATACCATCACTGTTGGTGCAGCGGGAGCAAATAACACTAGCCAAACAATCACTGGTGGAAGCGGAACGGTCAGTAGTTTTAACGGCCTCATCGCTGCTGGCGGTGGCGGTGGCGGAGCTCTAACTGCTGGAAACTTTGACCCCATGTCTGGTGCCGGCGGTGGTTCCGGTGGTGGATGCAGCGGTTTCGGTCGCGGATTCAACGCTCCCGCTGGTCTAGGTGTCCCTGGTCAGGGTTTCAATGGAGGCCAAGGAAGCACTACCGCTGGTGGAGGCGGTGGAGGTTCGGCTGCTGCTGGGACTACATCTAGTGGAAATAACGGCGGAGCTGCCGGTGCTGGTACTGCAAACACTATTAGTGGCGCATCGGTTACATACGCCGCTGGAGGCGGTGGCGGTGCTGTTAGCACTGGTGGTGCTGGTGGAACTGGCGCAGGTAACGGTGGTTCAGGTGCTACCGCTGGTGGTACTGCAACTGGTTACGGTTGCGGTGGTGGTGGTGCCGGTTCTGGCGCTGCTGGTGCAGGATTCCAAGGCATTGTCATTATTCGTTACATCACAAACTAAGAAAGGTTAGTCATGGCAAGCGAGAAGCGCTGTGTGACTTGCAAGGCGGTGAAGGAAACCAGTCAGTTCAACAAGAACCGTTCAACTGACGACGGATTCCAGCACCGCTGCCGCGAGTGCCAGCGCGAATCGCACCGGGCCAAGAGGATTGCGGCTGGTCTAAAGGTACGTGGGCCAAAGCAGACTAAGGAAGAACGTCTTGCGTTAGCTCGCGAATACAACCGTAGGACTAATCGAAGCGTTATCCGCCGCAACCGTAACTACGATCGCGTTCTAGAAAGCGAACGTCAATCACAGCGTAAGTGGCGAGAAAACAATCCCGCTGCTTATAAAGCCAAGATTCACCTAGGTAATTCACGTAGGAGAACACGACTCGCTGGCAATGGCATTTACGAGATTAACGCTAAGGACATGAGACGGCTACTTTCCCAGTCTTGTGCTTCCTGTGGGGCCGCTGGAGAACACATGGATCACATTATTCCAGTAAGTCGTGGCGGTCATCATGCTATTGGTAACCTTCAAATGATGTGTAGCAGATGTAACCTTAGTAAGCATAATAAACTGTCAATAGAGTGGCGGGCATACAAGATGCTCGTCGCGGCATAAGGAGAAGTTATGGCTTCGGCAAATAGTCACGCAGCAAAGATCGAGAATGGTGTAGTCACCCAGGTTATCGTTATCCCCCATTGCGGTGATGATGATGCCGCTGTGACTGCCTATTGCAACGGCATCGGCCTTGCAGGCACGTGGATTGACACGTCATACATCGGGTCACGACGCGGCAAGTACGCCGGTATCGGTGACACCTACGACGCTGAGCTTGACGAGTTCGTCAGCCCCGTCGTTGAAGCACCTGCCGAATAAGACACCAGTAGAAGGGTTGGCCCGTGGTCAACATTGAAATCACCGATCCGGTAGTCAATGATCTAACCTTCGGGTCACCGCAGGGATCGTCAGGCACCATCAACGCTCCCACGAACATGAACTGGGATTGTTCGATTGGTGACCTGACATTCCTGTACGGCATCTCGGACCAGTATCCGTTCCAACGGCAGACTGCCGAGTTCCGTAGGCAGCGTATTGATACGGAACGTAACCCTGGCGAGCAGTCTCTTGACTCTGGTTATTGGGTTCGGTCGCAGCAGTCGTGGCATTACGGCTCTGGGTTGAGCGTTGCTGAGCCGTTGATCCTTTCGGATGAGGCACAGTTCCGTTACAACACGGGTGGCGGTGTTGATCCGTGGACTCCTGGCAGACTGACCTTGCTGAATACGACGACGAACGTACTGTCGTCTGCGGGGGCTACACAGAACTGTCTCGGTGTGGGTACTGGTGTTATCCATTCGGATAATGCCACGTTGAAGCATGTCGCTAATAACGGTACCGTTACCACGATTACGTGGGGTGGAACTGCACCTATCCTGTCGATTACGTCTACTGGCGAGTATTGGATTCTCGCTGACGATGACGGTATCTACAAGGGTACCTTGCCGTATGGTGCTGGCGCAAAGATTTACAACACTCCGGGTACTGCTGACCGTAACCTGGTCCGTTGGATCAAGTCACGTCTCATGGTGGCTAACAACAACAAGATTCATGAAGTCACGAACATTGCACCGTCGTCTGCAACTTTGCCGGCTGCACTGTACACACACCCGAATACTGACTGGATCTGGACAGACTTCGCTGACGGGCCTGCAGCCATCTACGCCTCGGGTTACACGAACGATACGTCAGCTATCTACCGAATCGGTATCACCACCGGCACCTCAACGGTCACGCTGTCGCAGCCTGTCATTGTGGCTGAGATGCCCCGTGGTGAAGACGTGTTATCCATGTACTCATACGTGGGCTCATACATTATCATCGGTACTACTCGTGGTGTCCGTGTAGCATCCATCGACTCGGATGCGTCCATCTCTATCGGTCCTCTGATTGAGACTGTCGCACCAGTGGATGACGCGGTAGCAGTGGGCTCATACGTGTACTTCACTGTACGCGATAAGGGTAACGCTGGTGATCGTGAGACTCGCGCCGGCCTGTACCGCATGGACTTGGGCACTAGCCTGGACAATAACCCACTGTTATACGCCCGTGCTGCTGACCTGGTGGTTCCTGCTGGTGTCACTGGTCAAGCCAAGACGGTCACCGTATCGGACAGCAAGATTTGGTTCACGGTCACGGGCACTGGCCTGTTCCGTCAGGACACTAGCCATTTCGTGTCCGATGGTTGGCTTGAGACTGGCCGTATCCGTCTCGGTACGATGGAGCAGAAAGCTTGGCGTGACATGCGTCTGCTTCTGCAACCTTCAGACAGTGGCGTTGAGTATCACGGTACCGTGGAAGGCTATGCCGCTACGGATGATGACGCACCACCTTCGGGTTGGACGACGATCATTACTGCCGACGAGTCCCGACCGGATGCTACGGGTAAGTTGACTTCGGTATCTCAGGAACCGACAACGAACTTCTACCTGGCTTTCCGTCTCGTTGCCTCGGATAGTGACACTAACGCTCCGGCGATGATTGGCTACCAGTTGCGTGCAGTCCCTGCACCAGAACGTACCCGCCTGCTGTCCGTACCGTTGCTGTGCTTTGACTATGAGACTGACCGTAAGGGCTACAAGTATGGCTCTGACGGTAACGCTTGGGCTAAGCTGGGTCTACTGGAGGACCTGGAAGAGTCTGTCGCTGTGGTACAGTGGCGTGACTACACAACCGGTGAGGCTGCTACGGCCTACGTGGAGAGGGTTGAGTACCGTCGCGTGAATCCACCTACGAACCGTGTATCTGGTAATGGTGGTATCGCTACCGTGCTGCTTAGGCTCGTGTGATGGCTGACTGGGTTAATTCCCCTGCGGAGATTCTTACGATCCTGTCGATTGCAGCGATTGTGGTTGCTGCTCTCACGTGGCTGATCAAGGCCGTGCAGGCTATTCAGCACGAGACTAAGCCGAACTCGGGTATGTCTATGCGTGACGCTATAGATCGCATTGAACGTACCGTAGATAAGTTGAACGATAAACTAGATGGTCATATTGATTGGCATATGGATAGGGAGAAGTGATGTGGAACTGGTTAGCAACGACCCCGCTTGGGAGTGCTGCGAAGACGTTTCTAGCGTTTGTGATTGCGGCTTCTGTCGCTGACTGGGTGTCCTCGGGGACTATCGACCTTGGCCGCTGGCAGACGTGGGTTATCGGCGGTGTCGCTTCCGCTATTCCTCCGGTGATTAACTGGTTGAATCCGAAGTTTCAGGCGTATGGACGTACTGATGTGGCAGGTGAGTGATGGCTACAAGCTTGAATGGTTGGCCTGTACCGCCTAAGAAACTAGTCACTAAGCCTGTTCCTGGCGCGGATAGGCGACTTACGCTTGCTGCTGATGCTGCTCCGCTGCTCCTTGCTGTCGCTGCTGATTACCACAAGACGGTGAAGCCTATTGACCAGGGAACGTGGGATGAAGGCGGTTACAACAATCGTGATGCGAATGGCGCTCCTGGAAAGAAATCCAATCACGCATCAGGTACTGCAATTGACTTGAACTGGTCAGAGGAGGGCGCGCAAGGTTCTGCGTGGGGAGCAAAGTTCTTCGCGCAGGCAAAGCACCGTCTCGCTATCCAGGCCATGAAGAATCGTTATGGTAAGTGGGTTAAGTGGGGTGGCGACTGGCCTGCAAACGATTACATGCACTGGGAGATCAAGCCTGGTGTGACGTCTACCGATATCAAGGCAGCCTGCTATAAACTAGGAATTAATTCTAATGGAGTACGCACGAAGTGAATAAGTTTAGATATATCCGAGTACACCTCGGCAAGTAAGACCCCCTAGAAGGCTCTACAAGGGCCGTACGGGTACGAAGTCCCCCTATCTGGTATCTCCAGGTGGGGGGATTTTTCGTCGTCTCTACGGGGCTGTAATCCCTTCGGGATATGGGACGGATAGCCTCGCAAGCTCGGCATTTCCAGATTCCCGAAAAAGAGAAACGCCCCCCTACCCCCCAAGATTCAAGATCAAGGTAGGATAGGGGAACTCCTGGATATTTCCGTCATCCGTCAAATGGAGTTCCCGCCCCACGGTTTCCCGCGTGAAACACAGTACACGCTAAACGCTAGAAACGCAACACCCTTGACACAGGCGTGCCGCAGGCGGTACGGTCTAGCCATG